CAATCAAAAGACAATGGGAGAACATAAAAGATTTAATGTTATATTATAACACTTTGCTAATTTAGAACAATTCTAAAAAAGCTTTTGTGTTATATTGTAACACTTTATAAAAAAAGGATTGTTACTAATTTAGAATGATTCTAAACAAGACATTTAAGGAAGGGGGACAAAAAAAAACAGGGGTGTGTGCGTGTAGAATAAAAAGGGTACCCCCAAAAAATTATGAACAAATCATATTTAGTGTCAAAATATTGACGTGGGGAGTCCCAGTAAAACTATTTTGGGGTTCGTCATGAACTTGTATAGAACATATATAGACTCAGGACTGAGTTAAAAAGATTGACTAGGGGTATGCTTTAACCCCCTATAGTTAGAATAGATTATATCATACTTTTTTCATTTTGTCAACCCTTAATAAAAACTTTTTTTATTTTATCTTTTCATGTATAATACTTATTATGGAATATAAAGGTAATTTACTTTACCAACATCTAAATGATGAAGAACTTAAACTTCTCATTAAACAAACTGCAGAGACTCGTAAGCATAGAGCAGCAGGTTCAGACTTGGTAGAGATGAAAAGGGAATATTATCGCAGAGTATTAGAAGCTAACATAAAAAGGATTAAGTATATGAAAAAGATTTCCAAAGAAGAAAAATACAAAATGCTTGATAAGGCACAAAAGAAGTACAATAGCTTTGCAACAAACAAACTGCCAGGTGGATTGTCACCTATGCAGGAGAAGTTTTGTATGGAGTTCTTATCCACTGGTGATACATTAACTGCATATCGTGCAGCAGGTTATAAAGATTTAGACAGTGACGCAAAGACTCGTGCATCAGCTAATGAGTTATTAAAGAAGGAACGTATAGGAGCACGTATTGACGATTTACGACAAGAAGCAGTTAAACATATGGCACTAGATGCTAATGAAGTTCTTAAAAAGTTTATAGAAGTCTATAATCAAGGTATGGCAGAAAATGATTTAACCAATGCTAATAGAGCAATGGAGTTTATAGGTAAACATATGGGTATGTTAATTGAACGTAAAGAAATCAAACAGGACATAACAAACAAGTCTCCTGAAGAACTTGAACGTGAGATTAAACATTATGAGAATGTTGTCAAGCTGGAAAGTATAAATGGGAATAAAAATAATTAAGGGGACCACCTTTTGGCTTATACCTTCAAACTTTGCACGAAGAGTGAAACCAAAAGAATATAAATCACCAGTGATAAATTATGGACCTAATACAGTCGCAAGATAATAATACAAATAGTAATCTAATTAAATTAAGAGAGTTATACTTTCAACGAGCAGTACAACAATCTAAAGACAGCTTTTTACATTTTATAGCTATGTTTGCACCTACCCTTGTACCTGACTGGTTAATGGGTAGACATATACATGTTATAGCTGATAGATTACAAAAGGTTGAAACTGGAGAAATAAAAAGACTGATGGTCTTTCTTCCTCCTCGTTCTTCTAAGTCAGTAATATGTTCAAAGTTATTTCCTGCGTGGTACATAGGTAAACATCCTCAAAGTGAGATACTGACTGTCTCACACTCAGACCAACTAGCTTCAGACTTTGGTAGAAGTGTGCGAGACTTGGTTAATTATGATTTGTTCAACACTGTCTTTCCATCTGTTACTTTACGTAGTGACGTAAGAGCAGCAGGTAAATGGAAAACAAATCAAGGTGGTACATATTATGCAGCAGGTGTTAGAAGTCAGATTGCAGGTCGTGGTGCACATATTGCCATACTAGATGACGTAATGTCTGAAGAGGACTCTTTCAGTGAAACTGGTAGACGATATGTAAAGGAATGGTACCCTTCAGGTTTAAGAACTCGTATCATGCCTAATGGTTCAATTGTCATTATTAATACACGTTATCATGAAGACGATTTATGTGGGTGGTTACTACGACAAGAATCACAAGTTGAATTACAGAACAAATGGGAAGTAATAAAGATTCCTGCCTGGGTAGACGAATCGTCAAGTAAGTTATTGGGTCTCCCAGAAGGCTCTTCATACTTTCCTGAGTGGAAGCCTACTTCAATATTAAAAAATGATGAAGAGGAAATAAAGGCAAGTAATGGTTCACGTTATTGGGAATCATTATATATGCAAAACCCTGTCCCTGATGAGGGAGGTTTGATTAAAAAGAAATGGGTTAAATGGTGGGAGTACGAAGAACCACCTGCATGTAGTTATATCATTCAAACATATGACACTGCCTTTTCCACCAAAACAACTGCTGACTATAGTGTCATTCAAACGTGGGGTATCTTTGAAGAGATGGAAGTAGATTCACGTGGAGCTGAGAACTGGGTATCAAAACTTATATTACTAGGTAATGAACGTGGTAGGTTTGACTATCCCACTCTAAGGGCAAAGGCTCAAGAACTGTATGAGTTTCATCAGCCAGATGTGTGCATAATTGAGAAAAAGGCAAGTGGTCAATCTCTGATACAGGACATGCGTAGGGCAGGTCTACCTGTGTTGGACTATATCCCTGATAGGGACAAGACTGCCAGAGTGTACGCAGCAACACCAATGATGGAAGCAGGTAGAGTAATGCTACCAAAAGGACACGACTGGAGTGATTCATTGTACAGTGAGATGATTACGTTTCCTAATGCACGACATGATGACCAAGTAGACGCAATGACTATGGCAATACACTACATGAAAGAATCTTGGAACTTAGTTCATCCAGATGACCCTGACTATGAAGAAGGTTATGAAAGAAAAAAAAGGGTTGCATACTGGAAGTTTTAAGTATATAATATAAAATTAATAACTGTGAAAGAAAATTATGATACCCAGAGGATTATTTAATTTATTAAAAATGATGTCGCTTAGAGGAAAGCCTGTTAGTGAATTAGGTGAAAACTTAATTAACAAACCTTTTAATCCAAGAGCACTTACACCAAGTGCTAGAGAAGGTATTGAAATGGCTCCTATGTCTAAGGTTGACGAAACAAAAAGTGGTTTATCTAATTTAACTAAAAGTGATGAAGTATCAGAAGGTTTAGAGAGTATGGTGGGAAAAGGTAAAATAGTTGATGAAGATAAAAATGTATTAAATGCTCTTGGTATAAAATTTGAAGATATTCAAAATTATAAACAAGATTTAAAAAAAAGTGGAGTTAAAGGTTTTAAAGATGAAAGAATACCTGAATTAGAAAAATCTGTATCTGATGTAATTAAAGGTTTAAAAACAGTTGACGAACATAAAGAATTGGTTAATAAATTAAAACCTATTTCAACATGGAATATTGTACCTAAAATTACACAAGCTGAAGAAATACCTTTAGTTTTAAAAAGTAATAAATTATTTAACCAAGGTAAGGTAAAAGGTGATGCAGGAGTTTATGGGTTAAATAAAAATATTGAAGAAGGAGCAAGAACTTTAACTAGATTAGATATAGATGCTTATACTGAGTTTGATAAATGGGTAGCAACTTTAAAAGTTCCAAGTAAAAAAGGAACATCTAATATATATTCTCCAACTGCAGTATTAAAAGATGTAGTATTTAAACCTTCATCTAAAGCTGCTTTAAAAGTAGGAAAGGGAGAAAAAAGTAAATCTCCATTTGGTTTAATTGAAGGTAGTTGGGTAAATCATGACCCAAATAAAATTGCTGAAACAGCAAAAAAATTACTTAATAATCCTAATTATGTTCAAGTAGGTTATGACCCTAGAAGACATGGAGTTTTTTATACACGTCAAGATTTTAAAATAGGAGATAAAGTTTTTAAAAAAGCAACTCCAATAGAAGAAGCAGATGAAGTTATTCAAATTGGACCTTTAGTTTTAGCTAAAAATCCTAAATTAAGTAGTTCTCAATTATATGAAGCAGGGGGAATGGTTGAAAGAAATAATTATAATTATAACACACAAAGGACTATATAATGCCAACTGAAAAAAATCCATTTGATAAAGCACCTGAGTTAGAAGAAGAAGCTATAACTGAAGAAACGATTACTGATGAAGTTCTTCCTGATGAAAGTGTGGCAATGATGGAAGATGGTTCAGCAGTAGTTGACCTATTGGGTAATCCTGCTATTATGCCTGAAGAAGGTATGCCAGGAGGACACTATGATAATTTAGTTTCAACTCTTGATGAAGAACAACTACAAGAGATTGGTGCAGATGTTTATGAAAAGTATCAATCAGATAAAGAATCAAGACAAGAATGGGAAGAAACTTTCCAAAGAGGTTTTGATTTACTAGGACTAAAACTAAAAGAAACTTCAGAACCATTTGAAGGTGCATGTACTGCAGTTCATCCACTCTTAATAGAGTCAGCAGTGAAGTTTCAATCTAAAGCTTCTCAGGAATTATTTCCTGCAGGTGGACCAGTAATGGCTCAGATAATTGGAACTGAGACTGAACAAAAACAATTACAAGCATCTCGTGTAAAACAGTTTATGAATTATCAGCTAACTGATATGATGCCTGAATACTTTCATGAATTTGAAAGAATGTTATTTCACTTACCAATTATTGGTTCAGCATTTAAAAAGATTTATTATGATGCATCATTAGATAGACCATGTTCAGAGTTTGTTCCTATTGACCAGTTCTATGTCTCTTATCATGCTTCAGATTTAATGAAGGCAGATAGATATACACATGTTATACTACGTAATCCAAATGACTTAGCAAAAGAAATTGATGCAGGTGTTTATGAAGATTTAGATTTACCTGATGCACAACCAATAGAACAAACATCAATGTCAATGAAAGTTGACGAGATTATGGGTACAGCTATACCTGCTGATTCTGACCCTCAGTACGTTTTATTAGAACAACATTGTTATTTAGATTTAGATGAAAGTGGTATTGGTTTACCTTATATTGTAACAGTTGAAGAAAGTTCAAGAAAAGTTTTATCTATTAGAAGAAACTATAATGAAGATGACCCTACTAAACAAAAGAAAATGTTCTTTACACATTATAAGTTTGTTCCAGGTTTTGGTTTCTATGGTTTAGGTCTAATACATTTCTTAGGTAATCTTACAATGACTGCAACTGCAGCTATGAGAAACTTAGTTGACTCAGGACAGTTTGCAACATTACCTGCTGGTTTTAAAGCTAAAGGTGTTAAAGTTGTAGGTGATAATGAGCCTCTATCTCCTGGTGAGTTTAGAGATGTAGAAGCTACAGGTGTAGATTTAGCTAGAGCAATTGTACCTTTACCTTACAAAGAACCTTCTAATACTTTATATCAGATGTTAGGTTTTGTTGCAGGTGCAGGACAAAAGTTTGCTGACAGTACAGAACAAGTAATTAATGATTCAACTAACTATGGTCCAGTAGGAACTACTATGGCATTGTTAGAAGCTTCAAGTAAATTTTTTAGTGCTATACATAAAAGATTACATTATTCGCAAAAAGAAGAATTTAAAATATTAGCAAGAATAAACTTTGAGTCTTTACCTGACTCATATCCTTACGAGGTTCCTGGTGCAAGTCCAACCATATTAAAAATGGACTTTGATGGTAAGATAGATGTCATTCCTGTAAGTGACCCTAACATACCTTCAAGTGCTCATAGATTAATGCTTTCACAGTTGGCTCTTCAGTTAGCCAGTCAAGCACCACCAGGAACTTATAATATACAGGCATTGCATAGAACAATATTACAAGCTGCAAATATGCCTAACTTGGAAGCTATACTTCCACCTAAAATACAGCCACAGGCACTTGACCCTGTATCAGATATACAGTCAGCAGTAAAAGGTATGCCAATAGCTGCTTTTCCTGGACAAGACCATATGGCACATATAACAGTTAAGTCTTCATATTTAACTGACCCAATGAATGGGGGTAGTCCAATAATGCAAAAGGTAAGACCAGTACTTGAAGCAAATATAAAAGAACATATGATTATGAGATACCAAGAACAAATTAATGGAATGGTATCAGGAGTAGCTACTGACCCTGCAACATTACAACAAGTTCAGGCTCAAGCTGCACAACAGATTTCTCAAGCCAACCAAGCAATGGGTGTACAACAATCACCTGAACAACAAATGGTTGAACTTGAGAAACAAAGGCTTGATATTGAGAAAGAAAAACTTGGTCTTGAAGCCTTACAAGAAGCTGCTGATTTAGCAGTTAAACAAAGAGAACTGACTCTCAAGGAAGAAGAACAAGGTATTAAAGCAATTGAAAAAGGTGCTAACCAAATTCTAAAACAAACTGAAGGTCAGAAAAACAGACAATCAAAAGTTGCAACTCAAACTATAAAAACACTTGGTGATTTAGCCAAGGAAGAAATGAAAGGAGAATAGAATGAGTGAAATAATTAAAGGTCCTAAACAAGGACAAGGTTATGGTGACTGGTCTAAAATATCTAGCACTGAATATTCAGTTCGTGCTAAAAAAGGTATACTTAGACAAGACCCACCTGATAGTTATAAAGTTAAATAATAACTATGATATATAAAATTATTTCCGAGATTGAGAAGGAATTAAATCTGGAAGTAAGTCAAATTCAAAAATCATTAGGGGATGGCAATTGTGAAGACTATCCTCGTTATCAACAAATGGTAGGTTCAATTACTGGATTGAATATGGCTATAGCTATAACTAAAAATGTTTATA